TGCTATCGAGCGTGCGGATGGTGTCATTTCGGTGTCCTATCAGGATTGGCTTAGATTTGAAATTAACGCCAGCTAGAGCGTTTTGTTGGTCTGTGATACCCGTAAGTACCTGCGGTGCGTCAATCGGTGCTCCTGTGGTCTTTAAACCCCTGTAGCGGGTCTGAAACTCTTTAGCCACAAAAGCCCACTCGTCCTCTTCTTTTTTACCAAGATGCACCCACCCACCCATGTCTTGTATGACCTTGTGGATAATCGGGTCTGCAAACTGTACGGTTTGGTATGTTCCGACTGATCGGATGGCTTTGTCCACAAGTGACCAGGCTTCCAAGGCAGAATCTACCGTTGTTCCACCAATAAGTTTTACAACGTCTGCGGGTTTAGGTAAGAATTGTCCGTTATCAGGGTTAAGCAGATGGCGAGCTAGTGCGTCCTTTACGGCTTTCAGGTCATATTGGCGTAGAGCCTCAAACCAGATGCGTAGGAGCATGGGGCTAACTTCCTTGTTGTATACGGCAAACATACCCGCCATAAACTGTGCAAACTCTTTCTTGTCTTGGTCAACCATTTATAAAAGCCTCCGCAGCTTGTTGATTAGAGTTCTCTAGCGCTTGTTGCTTGCTTGCCTTGTTTACCCATTCAGCCTTAAATCCTAACCAGCCTCTACTACAGCACTCCATTACAGCCTCGTTTAGAGACCATCCTGCCTTATCCGCCTCTGTCCGTAATTGGTTGATAGCTGACTCAGTAATAGGTGACTTTTTAGCCCTGCGGACTTCCATGTAGTCCAACCATACCTGCGGTGCTACATCATGCGGACGTGATATTTTTGTTTTGGTCGTAACATTTTTTGTTACATGGATAACGTCTGTTTTAGTAATCTCCGTGTCTTTTAAAGATTGCGTTAATAGGTGTAAGACCTGACCGCCTAAGCTGCGGAAGTTATGCGCTGCCAGGTCTTCTAGCTTATGCCGTAGTTCGGATGGGATACGGACGGATATTGTTGTGTCTTTAATCATGTGTTTTTCTCCTTGAGCTTGGCTTCTATTGCTTTATATGTTTCGTAATTTGTTGCAATATCATCTAAAGTTTGAATTCTTAAATCGTGTATTTCCTCATCCGTCAGCCCGACCCACTCATGCTGAAGCTGATCTTTTGTATAAAGAGGAATGTGATCTATCTCGTGGGCAAAAGTGATTTGATATGGTCCGTATTCAACAATCTTGCCTTCCTCGTTGAGACACGCCATTGCAAACGGAACATCAGATACGTCCGTTACTTTGGCAATAAATTCTTTTTCATCCATTGTTCTTCTCCTTGAGTTTGGCTTCGACCAAATTAGCAAAAGGCATAGCGTCTTTTAGTTCACCAATTGCCCATTCTGTTTCGTCTCCAACTTGGCAATACAAATCTACAATATCATCCTCCGTCAGCCCGACCCATTCTTTGCGTGGTGGTGCGGTGTTTACAACACTTAACGCCCAATCAAGCCATTGTTTTGCTGTCATTTCGTAGTACCCATTTGGCCCAACAGAATACAAATCCTCACCTAGACGAATGGCAGCATTGCGCCACGCAACAGGCTCTTGCTCAGGCTTGGCTAACGGATGAAACTCTGAATAAAACATTTCTGCAACATCATTAGGTCTGCGATAAAACGCATTAACTTGCGTACCTTTGAGCGTTACATCCACGCCAATAAATACTGGTGGCAAATCAGGCTCTTGCTTCTCTGCTTGCTCGATGGCTTGGCGTAGGGCTTGCTCTGTATCCACCCAAGAATACATACCATCAATATTATTAAGTCTTTCCAACGCCTCCAACGCTCGCTTCATTGCTTCGATGCTCATAAGTCCTCCATTGCCATTTCAAGTTGATAGTGCACATACTTTGCAAACGCTCTAGTATCAAACTTATTCCAGTCTTTACGCACGTTACCGTCCGTGTCTAGAATGTCGTAGTCGTAATCTAGAATCCCACAATCCTCGCCTGATCTTAGGATGTGTTTGCGTACAGACACGCCAACAACACAAGGTTGCTCATCATCTGTATCGGTCTGGATATACATAGGTAGCTCGTAGTCGTACATCGTTCTCTCCTATGGCGTTATTGCCATGTACGAAATTGTATACATTTTATTGCAAATGTAAACTAGGTGTTTTCCCTAATATTGTGCCAAATAAAATCCCATTAACTGTTTGGTAGGTTTTTGGGATTTTTTATGTGTATAATTCAGTTGTTGTCGTGACTGATAACTAGACCGTTTAAGTCTGTATCTTGCCCGTAAGGGGTTACTCCTAGAGTATCAGTCACCAAGATGCAGATTTAAGCGGTTTTTTGCATCTGCCAACCGTATACATGATGTTTTTAGGCTGAATACGCATCGGGTCATGTAGATGGAAGTGCCCAACTAAGCGAAAGGGGCAGCCGTGGGAGTTGAGAGCGGCTACAGGTAGCACCAGGCGATGAACGGTTCTATCAGGTCAATCTGGTAGGTGAACCGGAAACAAGCACCCTGTAGTGTCAAGCTCGGTCAGAGCGGCAACGGGTCTCCGCACAATAGGAGGCGATAGTCTGACCAGTTACGCTGGAATATTGAGCGATAAGCGTAGCCCGATGCGATGTAACTGGATACCTCAGTCCGCATACGGAACACCTCGAAGCTAACTTAGGTTGGCTTTGGGGGAGTTTTGACCGAAGACTCTGTCCTGTTTCCTAGTCAGCATATACAAGGTAAATAATGTATCTACTAAACCCTAACAAGCGTAAGAGTACAGCGCACTTGTGGACAGGTAGTAACACGGTGTGTAGGATGTACGGTTCAGGCGGTATGAACAAAAGAAAACAGCGGTTAAGTGCTACTACTATGGGTAAGCCGATATGCACAATGTGCTTAAATGTAAACAGTCGTAGCAAAAAACCTATATTGTTTACAGATAAAGACTACGAGCAGGATAAGGAGCAATTCGTCATGCAATTGCCGATGCTGTAGATTCTGCACACTAACCATACTAGTGTTAACGATAATAAAAACGGTTAGTAAACCTGTGGTAAATTCATTGCGTGAGTTCTAAGCGTTAGCGGCTTAGAGGGCATGGAAAACATAGGCACTTGGCAGCGCCTGCACTCTTCGCCCGATTTCGATTTCAATCCTGCTTTATGGAGACTCACAAGAATTTAAGGATTCGCCAGTTCGATTCTGGCTCGGTTGCTGAGACATGGGAAGATGCGGTTCGACTCCGTGATAGGATTGTGGCAATCATAAGCATGGCATACCGGAAAGACGGTAACTAACATAATTGGAGACAATAATGGTATACAAGGGATTTACGATAGATCAGCTACCTATCCGGCAAGGCGCTATGGATATTCTCAAGAAGCCATCCCTCATAGGCGGTAACTTGTACAAGTCTGTTTTTGCTGAAAAACAACAAGAATCAAAACAACTTGCACCAAAAATCAAAAAGTAGTACCATTTGTGCGGGATAGTGTTTTTTGTAAAAACGTATCCTAACTCTCCTTGGTTCTTTGCCTCACTTATGTGGGGCTTTTTTTATGCACACAATCGTAACGGTTTGTTGGGGAGATTACTGGGAGAAATACGGTCAACGCTGGCTACAAGCCGCTACCGCAATCTCCTGTAAACCTGAAATAATTATTGTGTCTGACAAGCCGTTAGACACAGAGCATAGGGTCGTTATCAATACGACCAAGCACGCAGGTCTAGCTAGAAACGCAGGTATCCAAGTAGCTACAGGCGATTATGTATCGTGTTCGGATATAGATGATCTACCGTATACACACTATTTTGATGGTGTGGATGGTATACACGACATAATAGGCTTTGCGCTTGATATAGAAGGCGGTGGGCGCATGAATCCTGATCCCTATATGTGGGACAGGGCTTTTGAAATAAACGCTCAAAACCCGCTTATTGTGTCTTCTGCGGTAAAACGAGAATTGCTGCTCAAACATCCATACCGTAATGTCGGATGGGAGGATTGGGCGCTATGGTTAGATTTACGCAAGGCTGGTGCATCCGTCAAGTTTAATCTGACACCTCGATATTTCTACAGCCGCCCACCTGGCTCACTTGCTACAGTTAACGCAAGGGCTAAGTCGGAGGAAATTCGGGAAATGAAACGACAAGGTGTATGGTGATACCTAAGAAACTGCACATAGTGTGGGTAGGTGATGAATCTAAACGACCTGATAATTGCATTGCTACTTGGCGTACTCACAATCCTGACTGGGATATTAAAGTATGGGGTAACGAGGATTTAATCAACACCTCGTGGCGTAATGCCAAGCACCTACAGGATATGTGGAAGGTAGAGCTAAATGGCGTAGCTGACCTCATGCGGTACGAGATACTGTACGAGCATGGCGGTTTTGCGGTGGATGCTGATAGCATCTGTGTCAAGCCGATACCGGATTGGATGCTTCAGGCTAGTGAGTTTACTTGCTGGGAGAATGAACATCAACGCCCTGGACTATTGGCGGCTGGCTACCTTGCAGCGCAAAAGAGCAGTCCATTCATTGGACAAATTATCGAAGACATCCACGCAGAGAAAACTGTCACAGACAGACCTGCATGGCAGACAGTCGGACCGCAAAGGCTTACGGACATTTGGCAGCGTTTTCAATACGGGCTAACCATCTACCCATCCCACTACTTTATCCCTAGACACTTTACGGGTCAGGAATACAAGGGAGAGGGACACATCTTTGCCAAACAGTTTTGGGGATCAACCCGTAAGATTTACGACAGCCTCTATATGGCTGAAGCGATAGAGGAGAAAGAATAATGCCGTCAGTCTCAAAAGCCCAAGCGCAATTTATGCGTGCCGCTGCACACTCGCCTAAGTTTGCTAAGAAAGTAGGTATTCCTACAAAAGTAGCTAAAGAGTACATGGCTGAGGACAAGAAGTCCGGTAAGTCAGACTACAAAAAGCAGCTTAAGAAAGAAGAGACGGGGATGTACTAATGAAATGTCCCGCATCCACTCAAGACGTTAAGCTAAATCTCAAGAATCGGGATTGGGCTTTTAAGAATGTAGGCTACGGTCCTGCAAACCCAGAATACGAAGATACCGAGTTTTGGGCTGAACGTGCTAAAGAATGGAACACGACAGAAGACGAAGCTAAGACAATGCGTTGTGGCAACTGTGCCGCTTTCATTGTCACACCCAAAATGCTTGACTGTATTGTTAACGGCATGGGGTCAGGCACAGGTGGTGACGAGTACGAGGCGATTGTAGACGCAGCCGATTTAGGTTATTGCGAGCTATTCGAATTTAAGTGTGCGGGTAGCCGGACTTGCTCAGCATGGCTAGTAGGTGGACCGATAACCAGCTTGCAGACGGATCGGCAGAAAAACATGGTCGCAATGGCTAAAGTTGAATACGAGCGGGAAGACGAAGAGGATTAAACATGGATCAGGACACCATTGAGTACCTGAAAAGTCTGGGTATTTCGGTCGCTCGTGGTGTCCCACAGTTAGCTACCGGATTTGTAGACTTAGCTGCGCTACCGTTTACGCTATCGGGTTTAATCAAACCTGAACAAGCGTTTGGTAGCACAGATTGGATGACCGCTAAGGGCTATCTACCGCCTAAGCAGGAAGGTTTGCTAAACGAGACTACAGAGCTACTGTCAGGCGCTATAAACCCTGCTAGTGCTATTACTGGTGGATTGCTAGGAATTGGGTCTATTGCCGCTAAGAAAGGCGGTAAACCTGTTGCAGCATTATTGAACGAGTCGCAGTTTGTGCCAGGCGTTAAGGCTGGAGAGGAGTTAATTGTTCAGCATAACTTAAGACCTGAAAACGTACTATATGCTGAGAAACTTGGTGGTTTGCCAGTTCCGTCTTTAGCGGTATCTAAAGTAAATCAACCATTGGAAAACTTTGGGGATATTACTTTAATTGGCTCAAAGGAAATGGCAGAGCCATCTGCTAAAAACCCTGTGTTTCGATCGGATGCTTATACGGCAAGATTCCCATCTGTTACTTATTCGCTTGATGCAAAAAGCGAAAAGAATCTTAAAAACTTGTTTGCAGATGTTGCGCCAAAGATAAGCGATGGTGACAGGAATTTTTATCGGTTAACGGATAATCTAAAAGATTTTGAATATAACGATTTGGTTAAAGCCAAGTTTTTAGATCAAATTGGTGAGTTGCCAAACAAGAAAGATTTTGCAGAGCCGTGGAAGTTTGACTCTGAAATTCAGTCTCGTGTATCAAATCGTAAAAACGAGTATGCCGATTGGCTGGAAAACTTTAAGTCTAGTTTGCCATCTGAAGGTGTAAACATAAGCGAAAAGCTGTTTAAAGGCTTTACTCCGTCTGGTAACAGGCGGTACGCAGATGTAAACCTAGAAAATATTGTTAAAGAAATGCGTGGCGGCGCTGGATCTGAAAACTGGAATTACGGTTTAGGTAACTTGCGAGCTGTTGCAACGCCAAAGTTTAAAAGCTTTTCTGAAATACAAACTAATCGAGATAAGATAGTATCTCCTGAGCAGTTTAATGCTGTTAAGACAGATGCAAACAATGCTTACGAAAGTTTGTTAGATAGGTTAAGCGGCTTAAGTAGATACGATGCAAGAGATGCTTTGTTAGAAGTAGCTCAGACAAAGAATGTAAATGTTTTAGACAGGATTTATGGCGCTGAAAACGTGCCTAAAGAGCTAAAGGCAGACATTGGTTTGTTTGTGCAGAAAGTAAAAGCAATGCCAACAGAGTATTTTGAGATCAAACCTCAGCGTGCTGTAAACTTAAGCGAGTTCAAGGGTGGAATTATTCCTGCCGATACGCCAAGCACAGTAGTTGAGTCACTAAGAAGGCAAGGTCTTCAGGACATTTACTTTTATGCAAGTCCAGAGGAAAAGAAAGAGCTTATCAAGAAGTTTGGGAAAAATATGTTTCAGATTGGTGGAGCTGCTGCCGGACTTGGGACAATTGGCGGTTTGTTAGGCGAAGAGAATTACTAAATTGCACTTAACACGATGACCCATTAGGAATCGTATGGATAGTAAAATAGAAACTAATACAAAGCCAAAGTGGATACCTCCCAATGCGGGTAAGGGTAGACCAAAAGGCGCACTAAACAAGACAACGACCTCTGCTAAGGAAGCAATTGCTTTAGCTGCCGAGGGATTGGGTGGTGCTGACAGGCTTATTGCTTGGGCGCAGGAAGACCCTGCAAACGAGAAAGCGTTTTGGACTAGCATTTACACCAAGCTGCTACCCGTACAGGTTAGTGGCGAGGAAGGTGGACCGATTCAAGCCGTAATTACATGGCAAAAGTAATCGAGATTCCATACTCACCTAGAGAGCCGCAGCTAGAGATACACAAGGCGATGGATAACAGCCGCTTTGTGGTGGTTGTAGCGCATCGTAGGATGGGTAAGACAGTATCGGCTATCAATCAGCTAATTAAGTCTGCTATTGAATGCGACAGAGAGCGCCCAAGGTTTGCATATATTGCACCTACATACTCTCAAGCTAAGAGGGTAGCGTGGGATTACTTGTTGCACTATACGAGACCGCTAGGCGCAGAGGCTAACATTGCCGAGATGCGAGTGGACTTTTGGGATAGGCGCATACAGCTATACGGGTCTGATAACCCTGATAGCTTGCGTGGACAGTATTTTGATGGCGTGATCTTAGACGAGATTGCAGATCAAAACCCTAAGATTTGGAACGAGATTATCCGTCCTGCCCTAGCTGATCGCCAAGGTTGGGCTATGTTTATCGGTACTCCTAAAGGTCAAAACCACTTTAAGGAGCTACGAGATAGGGCAGAGGTAGAGGACAACTGGCAGTTGCTCGAGTTCAAGGCAAGCGAGACCAAGTTGGTGGTGGAGTCCGAGCTAGAAGCCGCCAAGCGTGAGATGGGCGAGGATAAGTACAATCAAGAATTCGAGTGCAGCTTCTCAGCTAGTGTAGAGGGAAGTTACTACGGTCAAATCTTGAATGGCTTAGAATCCGAGGGTAGATTCCACAAGATAGAACGGGATGACCTTTGCAAGACATTTGTGGCGTGGGACTTGGGCATGGGTGACTCAACATCTATTTGGGTCGCTCAAGTGGCTAATCACGAAGTAAGGCTCATGGATTACATAGAGAACCACGGGCAAGGTTTAGATTGGTACGTTCGGGAGTTGACTAACCGAGGTTGGCACAAAGCACCTCAGTTACTACCGCACGATGTACAGGTCAGAGAGCTAGGCACAGGTAAGAGCCGTTTAGAGGTTCTACAAGAGGCTGGACTCGACTGTACGGTAGTAGGTAGGCTAGGCGTAGATGATGGCATACAAGCCGTTAGAAGGCTGTTGCCGAGGTGTTATTTCAACGTACCGCAGGTTAAGCAAGGATTGGATTGTTTGCGTAACTATAGGCGAGAGTTTGACGAAAAGAGACAAGTGTTTTTCGACAAACCTTTGCACGATTGGTCGAGCCACGGCTCAGACGCTTTCCGTTATCTTGCGGTAGGTATGGACGAGCGAGGCTCAGGTTGGGGCAAGCCGTTACAAGTTAATACTAAGTGGGTGGTCTAAATGTTTGTGGAGCGCCGAGGCAATCCGGTAACTCGTGAAGAGTACGATAATTTATTAAGGCGTGTTCAAGCGCTTGAGGAAATGTATGGACGATGGGAAACTGAAGTCGATTCTGGAAAACGAAAT